AAGAAGAACTTCAGAAAGTTGTACGCGCGACAAGTGTTTTGCAACTTCCTGATATTTCAGTTGTTGGAAATGGTTCTGTTATACAACTTTGCGCAATTAATTCCAAAAATCCAACAACTGATACATTTACGATTGATGTTGGAACTACAAATAGTAACTTTAACATGGTATTTAAAGCCGATAATATTATTAAACTTTTAATGGCTAATTATAATGTAAAGATATCTTCTAAAGGCTTAGCACTTTTTACATCTGATAACATTAGTTATTATGTTGCGATTGAAAAAAATAATAGTTCATTTAACAAGTAAGATATAGACACATGATATAAATATATAGTACTAGAACGATAATATCGGGGAAATTCATGTTTACTGTATATCTTATAACTAATATAATCAATAATAAAAAATATATTGGTCAGACAAATGATTTAGATAAAAGATGGTATAACCATAAATGGCATGGTCAAAAAGGTCATGGATCATGTGGAAGACTTTATGCTTCTATGAAAAAACATGGAATAGAAAATTTTACAATAGAAGTTTTAGAAGAAAATATAAAGACTCTGATCGAAGCTAAAGAAAAAGAGATCTATTATATAGCAAAGCTTGATACTCAAAATGCCGGATATAATGCTACTCCAGGAGGAACTGGAGGTGATATGAGTCAGTATACATCTTGGAAGATAGCAATTAAAAATTATCATGAAAAAAGAATAAAATCATCTTATGCGTCTAATGGTATGAAAAATAAAAAACATTCAAGCGAAAGTATTATTAAACAATCGACTGCTAGAAAAAAGTATTGGGATTCAATGACTCTTGAAGAAAGAGAAAATAGAGGTCAAAAAATATCCGGATCTAATAATGGTATGTTTGGTAAGAAGCCAAAAAACAGTGTACAATTAGAGTATTTGGGTATAAGATATGAATCTATAGCCGATGCTGTTAAACAGACTGGCAGATCGGCTGCGTTTTTGAAAAAACATGGGGTTGTAAATAAATATGAACAGTGAAAATCCTCTCTACGTAGAAAAATATCGCCCGAGAACAATAGAAGATTGCATATTGCCAAAAGAATTGAAAGATTCTTTTGCGCAATTTGTCAAAAATGGTGAACTGCCAAATTTGTTACTATCTGGTTCTGCAGGAGTTGGTAAAACAACTGTTGCACGTGCTATATTAGAACAGATTGGTGCAGATTATATTGTAATTAATGGGAGTATGAATGGAAATATTGACACGCTTAGAAATGAAATACTACAATTTGCTTCAAGCGTTTCTTTTACTGGCGGCAGGAAATATGTTATTCTTGACGAAGCAGATTATCTTAACTGTCTTGAAGAGAATGAAAAAGTAAGATTAAGTAATGGCAATGCTATATCGCTAAAAGATATGAATGACGGAGAACAATACAATATAATATCTTTTAATATGAAAGATGAAAAATTTGAAAACGATATTGCAGAAGTCATAAAACGTTCAACACAAATGGTATATGATTTAGAATTGGAAAATGGTATTATTGTTAGACTAACCGGCAATCATCCTATTATTTGTAAAGATTCGGGAGGGAATATAGTAACAAGAACAATTGATGAAGGATTAGATGAGTTTGAAATAGTTACTATTGAAAAATAAATTTAGTATTTAGGTAATCAGCTTCTTTTTTATATAAATATATAAAAAGGAATTGAATTTATGATAACTGAAAAAATTAATAAACCTTATACTTATGCAATAGGATGGTCCAAATTTGGTGTGTGGTATTATGGTGTAAGATACTCTAAAAAATCTTACGTTGGTGATATATGGAAAAGTTATTTTACTTCATCATTAATTGTTAAAAATTTTGTAAGGAATAATGGTAATCCGGATATAATTAAAATAGTAAAAGTATTTGATAGTATTGAAATGGCATGTATACATGAAAGCAAATTTTTACGCAGAGTAAAAGCTAATACTAATCCAAAACTATTAAATGCACACTGTGCTCCAGCAATACCCTTTAAACAATTTGAAAAAAATTGTATGCATTTTCCTAAAGTTGTAGAAAAAATGGCAACAACAAAGAAAAAAAATGGTTTAATAGCATTTGTAAGAAATAAAAATTTTATACCATCAAATAGTTCAGGATTAAAAAATAGAATATTAAATTATATAGAAATTATAAAAACATATAAAAGAAATAAGAATAGAATTATGACACTTCTTATTTCAAGATTACACGAATGTAACACATATTGTAGAAAGCCATACCCCGTAAATAGAAGAAATAGACCAAAATACACAGAAGAAACTAAAGTAAAAATATCAAATTCTAAAATTGGAAAAAAATCTTATTACAATCCTATAACTAATCAGTGTAAAATGTTTGATTGTAATGATATTATTCCAGAAGGATGGTTAAAAGGGCTTATTAAATCTACACCAAATAATAATACACCAGAAACTAGAAAAAAAATATCTAAAGCTATTAAAAAATCTAGATCACTAGAAACAGAAGAAAAAAAACAAAAAAGAGTTGAAAAATTTAAAATAACCTTATTGAAAAAGAAGCAAATATATCATGAATTATAACACTATCAAAGTTAAATCTATTGTTCCTGTAGGAATTAAAAATGTAATAGATATTACAGTTCATAAAAATCATACATTTGTTACAGAAACTGGAATGGTAGTACACAATTGCAACTCCACGCAGCCTGCTCTTCGCAATTTCATGGAAGAATTCTCAAGCAATTGTGGATTTATACTTACGTGTAACTTCAAAAACAGAATCATCGAACCTTTACACTCGCGAGTTTCAGTTATAGATTTTAAAATTGCAAAAAGTGACTATCAGAAGTTAGCTTCTCAGTTCTTCAAAAGAGTTATTGCAATTTTAGATAAAGAAAATATAACATATGATAAAGCAGTTGTTGCTGAACTTATATCTAAGCATATGCCAGACTGGAGACGTGTTCTAAATGAACTACAGAGATATTCTGTTAATGGCACAATCGATACTGGCATTTTCATTAATATCTCAGATGATAATTTTAAATCTTTAATAGAAATATTAAAGACTAAGAATTTCAAAGAAATGAGAGTATGGGTTGGTGAAAATACAGACTCCGATTCGACAGAAATTTTTCGTAAATTTTATGATACTTCATATAATTATGTTAATAAAAATTCAATTCCGGAATTGGTATTACTTATAAGCAAATATCAATATCAATCAGCTTTCGTTGCTGATCATGAGATTAATATGGCTGCTTTTTTTACTGAAGTTATGGCAAATATAGAGTTTAATCAATGAACCCTTTTGAATTTGTTAATGCTATTAATACGACTAAAAAAGATATTATACGTGATTCCGACAATCCAGAATTAGCAGAAAAATTGTATAATCCTTTTTTAGTTAATAGAGCATTGTCATATTTTGTTGATACAATATTGTATGCATCTGAAATGAACCTTACAAATAATCTAGATCATAAACTACAAAATGATTATTTAATAAATAGCATAAGAAAAGGTAAAAGGTTTTCTAAATGGTCAAAACGTATAGAAGATCCTAACCTAGACGCAATAAGTGAATATTACAAAGTAAGTTATGCAAAAGCTTTAGATATAGCTACAATATTAACTACTGAGCAAATTGACCTTATAAAAACAAAAATAACAAAAGGTATTAATGATGTTCAACATAAACAACCTAATAGAGGTGAAACTTAGAACCTCTGAAGATTTTTTAAAAGTAAAAGAAACTCTCTCTAGAATAGGTTTGGCTTCTAAAAAAGACAATACATTATTTCAGTCATGTCATATTCTGCATAAACAAGGAAGATATTATATAGTTCACTTTAAAGAATTATTTTTATTAGATGGTAAACTTTCAAATATATCTGAAAGTGATATTGCAAGAAGAAATAAGATTGCATTATTATTAGAAGAATGGGATTTGGTAACAATCCAAAACATAGATATAATACAAGAAGTAGCTCATATCAATCAAATTAAAATAGTATCTTTTAAAGATAAACCCTATTGGAACTTAGTAACAAAATATTCTATAGGAAATCGTTATTAATAAAGAAAAAGGCAGCCTAGGCTGCCTTTTTTATTTGCATATTGTCGGATTTTTTTATTGATTAGTTTTGAAGTTCACTATACCCGAAAATACATTGATCAATTCTCTTACAGACTTGAACCCGCAAACATAAGAGTCTAGTTCATTTTCGCCTTTATGTTCAACCAAAGAGAATTCTCGTGGTGCTCCGAACTTATTATCAATTGTCGAAATGAAGAAATTGGTTTTTTGGCCATCTGCTAGCAATTGCCAATCATACTTGATCCGATTTTCTGCAGATTGTTTTGTAATCTTGATCATGTTTTTTTCTCCTATTTGCCTGTTTGACTTACATTATCAATATACAATGTTCTCAAAAAATGTCAACCGTTTTTTTTTTGAAAAATAATTATTGACATTTTTTTATCAAAATGATATTAATAATAATAGTTGAATTGGAGGATAAAAATGACCAAACTAACGCCAAAAATTATTTCTAAATTGATCAAAAACGATAAAAGAATTGATCAAAATGTTGAATATGATGAACCTGGAAAAGCATTGATTTGGTTAAATGAAGGATGGACATGGGAAGCTAGTGATGGAAATAGATCATTAGAAGGATTTAATCTTTCAAATTATGAATGGGAAGAACCCGATGATGTTAGTTATTTCAAGATGCGCCTTAGTCAAATTGAAAAAGTAAAAGATTATTTTTAAAAAAACGGTTGACATTTTCTGAGAACATTGTATATTGATAATGTAAGTTCAACTTAACCATAAGGAGACGGGAATGTTCGAAGTTCAATTCATGATCGGAGACCTTAAAATAGGCCATGAAAAACTGGGAGCCAAGACTCTTCTAGGTGCAAAGCGTGAAGTTAACAGACTTACTTGGTCCGGGCTTTATATCAATAGCACGGCATGCATTTATGAAATGGGCCGCATTCGCCGGAATGGTTTGCCCTCACGTTTTGGCTGGTTAACATCTCTTGGGAATGTTGTCCCTATGGGAAGAGCTGAAAAGGTTAAAATATGGACTGATTTTTACTGACATCCTACCAGTCGTCCGACAAACGGCCGGCTCATAGGTTGCCATAACAGTAATCAATAACAGAGGAAAGAAAAATGAGCAAAGAGAATCACGAACAAAAATCTTTTAAAGACATTCGTGGAATTCCGGTAACTATTCGAAAAGCTAATCCAAAATATTACAATGAAACTAAATTGTGGGCTGATGGATTTTTGGTCATAG